TCCACACATGCAGCTATCAATGGTTTGCCGGGAGTGCGGTTCATTGATGGAATCAATCGTACCACATCTATGGGTTTTCCTTACAACACTACCAAGAAGGAATTTTTGGAACCATGTGTTAGTGAGATGTATCCTGACGGTGTAACTTTCAAGCAAGAATTGCTGGATGAGATTGATGCTATCGAGGCTAAGTATGCAGAGGGTCGTCGTGCGTATCCTGTATTCGCTGGCCATAACAAAGATGAGGCACTCCCAATTGAGAAGGTTTTGTCTAAGAAGTGTCGATTGTTTACAGGCTCTCCAGCTGCTTGGAGTGTCGTGGTCCGTAAGAACCTAATGGCATTTGTTCGGTGCGTCCAAAAGAATCAGTTGATCTTTGAAGCTGGTCCTGGCTTGGTCTGCCAGTCTAACGAATGGAGTCTTGTGAGAGATCATTTGTGTCAGTTTGGTGAAGACCGAATTGTTGCTGGTGACTATGGAAAATTTGACAAGCGAATGTTATCAGATTTCATTCTTGCTGCGTTTGATGTAATTATAAATGTCTTACGTGATGCGGGATGGTCCGAGAAGGAACTACTGGTAATTCAGTGTATCGCTCATGACATTGCTTTCCCAGTATGCAGCATTAATGGAGATTTGGTTGAATTCTTCGGAACTAACCCATCCGGTCATCCTTTGACAGTGATCATCAATTCTTTGGTGAACAGTTTGTATATGCGGTATTGTTATCGCGCTATGAACCCTGCTCAAATAGTTTCTGACTTCAAGGAGCATGTTGCTCTTTTTACGTATGGTGATGATAACACCTTGGGTGTGAGCGAGCTCCGTGAGTGGTACAACCACACAACGATTCAAGCTTGCTTGGCTCATATTGGTGTTGAGTACACGATGGCTGATAAGCTGTCAGAGAGTGTGCCGTATATCAACATTAGTGAAACATCTTTTCTAAAGCGTAAGTGGCGATGGGATGAACGTATGCAATGCTATTTGTGTCCTCTGGAGGAGGATTCGATCTTCAAATCACTCACTGTGTGGGTGCCATCCGACACTCTAGATAAGTACTCGCAATTCGTGAGAGTTGTTGGTAGTGCTGTTCAAGAGTACTTCTTCTATGGCGAGGAGAAGTTTGAAGAGATGCGAACTTATTTTATGGGTTTGCTTAGTGAGGAACCTTACTCTCTTTATGTCACCAAATCCACGTTTCCCACCTATGATCAGTTGGAGGCTCGGTTTAAGGAGGCCTCAATTGGTATGGAGGTTCAGGGATCTGACATCGTTGAGTTTGATGATGCCACGTGGGCCAATTTTTATGCAATGTGTAGAGTTAGTGTCGTTTTGTATGTAGCTTTTTATATTTATATGTTTTCATATGTGTGGTTTAATTCGAATAGTGTTTTACCTTTTCGATACCATTGTGTGAGTTTCTTTATTGATAATTACTTGTTTGTGAGACTATTGTTTCCCATTGCATTTTGTTATGTATACAATTCAGTTATGTTGGACTGTGTACTTGTTTACGTGTGGTGCCGTTTGTCGTGCCACCGTCGTAGGTTCTGAAATGAACCTTATTTATGCGTTTCCATTTGCACGCTAACCTAAGCATCTAAAATTAAGCTCCCCTGTGGGCTTGTGACTCGGAAAGTCACGCCTTCCCTTGCGTTAAGCCACGCGGGGAATTGTATCTACTGGTTGTTCAAAGTCTATTTATTATGTTGTAAAGATGTTGATGTGGTTGCCAGAAATACCACAGCTTTAGGAGAGTGTCACTCAGCTCCCAAGAGTAAATATAGTGAGTACGAAGTCCAGTCTGGAGAGGCTGGCGACATCACCAGTGAGGTGTTGACGTTTGTTGATAACTCGGTGGGAGATGAAGAGAAGGTACAATACGTGCCCAATCCAATTGCTTCTGCTGACGCAACTTCGAACACAGATTTGGCGCGCTTTTTAAGCCGCCCAACTCTGATCGATGCCCGCGGGTGGTCCACGGCCAGCTCGATTGGCTACTTGGGTGCTGGAATAGAACCCTGGTACTTGTACCTAAATAATAGTGTTATCAAACAGAAACTGACAAACTATGCTTACTTGCGAGCTAAGTTGTGTCTTAAATTTGTTGTAAACGCTACACCATTCCATTTTGGATGTTTGCGAGTTGCTTACGAGCCCAACACTAACGTGGCCAACACAGGTTCACGTAGTTCTGTGATTCGCACTAATCCTACAACAGACACTTTCTTGTTGACCCCATTGTCACAATTGCCAGGTGTGTGGCTCCATCCAGCCGATAACTCGGGTGGGCATTTGGAGTTACCATTCTTTAAGGCTACAAATTGGCTGTCGCTACAAACAGCGGCGGAGGCCAAAACGATGGGTGTTCTGAAGTACTACATCGCCGCCCTTCTTGGTGTAGCGAGTACTTCTGCCTCGACCGCAATTACTATTGACACGTTTGCGTGGTTGGAGGATGTTGAGTTGAATGCTGCAACGGCAGAGCTCACATTGCAAGGCAAGGATGAATATGATGGCCCCGTATCGAGCGTGGCATCAGCTGTCGCTTCTGTGTCGAAGCGACTGGAGACAG